TCCTGTTGATGGAACAACGCCTCCTGTTGATGGAACAACGCCTCCTGTTGATGGTTTCACACTATTCAACAACCGTTTATCTAATGAAGAATTAGAAGGATTTACTACTGTACCAGGTGAAGATGGTTCATCCACAACTTGGGATATATATGACCGTATGGGAGCACAAAAACTTGGAACAACATTTGACGCGAATGGTTATGCCGGAAGTCCTATTTCAGAAGACTTTTCAGTAAAGGTATTACATACCGTAGACAATACATCGCAAGTAGTAATGATGACTCAGGGAAAGCATACAGTAATTCTCATCCTAACCAATGTTGGTAATGGTGATAAAACTAAAAATAAATATAAACTATTAGGAACTTTAAGGTATATAGGATTAAACTTAGAACAACCAACAACGGCACCTACGACACCCAATTACAAACCAGGAGACAATGATGAAAAGACTGATGAAAAGTCTGATGAAAAGACTGATGATGTTGACCTAACAGATTCAGCAATGTCCGAGTATTGGAAGTGGTTTCACTACTGGAACGCCGATGGTGGTTCGGGTGGTTCTCAACCAATGTCTCAAGATTATATGCTGAAGACGGATTATGGGCATATGATGTGTCCAAACTGTAATGGAAATGATGGAAAATGCACAAATTGCAACAACGGACATAATCAAGGTAGTGGTAGTGGTAGTGGTAGTGGTGGTATAGTAGGAACAACAGGTGGAGTAGCCAATAATATTATCGGTACAACTGGTGGATTGGCGGAAAAAGTAATTGATACTGGTGCTGGATTAGCGGTTGCGGGTGCGGTTGCGGGTGCGGTTGTTGGTAGTGCTGCTGTAGCTGGTGCTGCTGATTTGGGAAGAGACGCTGCTTCTGGTGCTACTGATTTGGGAAGAGACGCTGCTTCTGCTGCTGCTGATTTGGGAAGAGACGCTGCTTCTGGTACGAAATCTGCGGCTGTTGGTGCGGTAGGTTTGGGTCGTGAGGTTGCTTCGGGTGTGGTTGGATTGGGAAAAGATACTGCTTCTGGTACATTAGATTTGGGTCGTGAGGTTATATCAGGAGCGGTGGGATTAGGAAAGGACGTAGTTGGAGGAACAGCGGATTTCATAGAAGATACAAAATATGCTAATGCTGGTGGATACGCATCAGGAAGTAATGGTGACTTACAAACCAGGAAATATGTAAGAGGTAGGGATCAACCCGGTGGAATGGATCCTTATACGTATAATGGATTATTATCAAAACGAGGCGGTTCTAACTATATGCCATTAACATCAGATTTTAGTTCTTTCAGATAGATAGTTAGATACAAATGTATATAGATATAAATATTTTCATTATAGTAATCAATATGGAAAATATTAATAAATTATTAAATAGGAATGATACCGAAATAAAAATAAAAGAAATACTGAATACATTTCAGGAAAAATGTTATGATGCGACGTTTAAAAAAGGATTTTATATATACGGTGCACCAGGAACAGGAAAAACACATTTTGTTACGAATATATTAAAAGATCTCGGTTACGATGTTATTAAATATGACGCAGGGGATATACGTAATCGTTCATTAATTGATACTATAACAAGTAATAATGTTTCAACACGAAATGTGCTGGACATGATGTATAAAAAAGAGACAAAGATAGCAATCGTAATGGATGAAATTGATGGTATGAATAGTGGCGATAAGGGTGGTATAACAGCATTGATTAAATTGATACGTCAAAAGAAGACAAAAAAACAAAAATTAGAAAATGTAACGTTAAACCCGATTATATGCATAGGAAATTATTATAGTGATAAAAAAATGAAAGAACTGATGAAGGTGTGTAATTCATTCGAGTTAAAAACTGCAACAGATGAAGAGATGAAGAACATAATACAATCAACAATACCAGAAAAATTATTAAAACCGAGCATTATAGATAAGGCATTAAAATATATACAAGGTGATTTGCGTAAACTTAATTTTATAAAAAAAATATGTAGTGTGGATAATGTTAAATTGGATGATGAAACTATGAATGATATATTACATACAAAATATTATAACGAAGACTCGAAGCAAATAACAAAACTATTAATAAATAACAATGTTCCAATTTACAAGCATAATAATTTCATGAACGAAACCGACAGAACAATTGTCGCTTTATTGTGGCATGAAAATATAATAGATATGTTAAATAAAAGTAGTAGTGAAAAATCAATCCCGGTCTATTTAAAAATACTGGGTAACTTTTGTTTTTCTGATTATATGGATCGTATAACATTCCAGCATCAGATATGGCAATTTAATGAAATGAGTTCAATGAATAAAACCTTTCATAGTAATTATATTTACCATGAAAATATACCAAACACAAAAAATAAATTTAAACCAACCGAAGTTAGGTTTACAAAAGTTCTCACAAAATACTCAACTGAATATAATAATCAACAATTTATATTTACGATGTGTCAAAAATTAGACATGGACCGCCACGATTTATTTTCGTTTTTGGAAAAAATGAGATATATAAATGGTGATGAATATTGGGAATTGAATGACAATGAGACAAATATTTCATTTAATGATATAAATATATCAAAATTGGATGTGCGACGAATTTATCGTTATATCGATAAAAATGAATGATTTCAATAATTATAAATTAATAATTATTGACAAAAATTATAATTTATCTAAACACGCTGTTGTGGCATCAATTGCGATTTTGTCCTTTAAGCATTCATTTGTATGTTTTAATTTTCTTAACTCTTCATCGTGTTCGTTTTTGATGGTTATTTGCTTTTTCTGTATAATAGATATAATTTCCAATAATTCACCATTTTTCGCTGTAACCGTTTTTAATTGGTCTCGTAATGCGTTTATCAACTTAATAACATCACTACTTTTCAATTCTACTGGGGGTTTCCCTGGTTCTTGTATAGTAATTGGTCCATTATCTTGTTTTTGTTGTGTGTTGCGTTCTGCTTCCATTTTATTACGTTTTTCTTCAATTTCCTTTGTCTGTTTTAATACATCTGGTTTATTAATTGGGTCACCAGGCGCGTAATCTTTCAAGACAACGTCCATATCTTTAGTGAAAAAATGTTTAATCCTTTCCTCAGAATCCTTTCTGATAAACTTTGCTACCGTTTTATCAGATTGTTTCATAAAATCTGGATGTGGGTTTTTAAGTAATTTACGTTTATCAAATGTATTATGTTCGTGTGAGAATACCAAGATTGTCTTGCTTGGTTCTAATTGAACGAATGGTATAGTATACCCGTGTAGAAATTCACGCTCTTCTGCAAGACACGCAGTTTCATTGTATCTACTTTTACTTAGGAGTTCTCGTTTAAATGCAAAAGTTCCAGCTGTTGCGTGATTTGGACCATACGGACCACATTGCCACATTTGGTTAAGGTCGTTAAAATATACATATAATTCACTGGCGCCTGCACAAATTGCTTTACTCTTTGTTAACATTGAAACCGCGTGTTCAACGCGTTCTGGTGGATAATAATCATCATCATCCATATATACTAGAATATCACCCATTGTTTTATCATGCATCACGTTACGTTTTTTACCGAGAGTCATCTTGGTATCATATGGAAAATATTTTATTTGGGGAATATTTGCAGCGTCGATTAAATCTTTAATTTTATCGGTTCCATCATCAATTATAATCCATTCCATTCTATCTTTGGGGTATTTTTGATTACGGAAACACTCAAACATTATTGGAATGAATGGACGACGATTGAAAGTAGGAGTACAAATAGATACAAATGGTAATACTTTTTTTACTTTACTCTTTTTCCCCATTTAGAATTTATAGCGTGTAAATTCTAAATGATTTTTTAATTATAGTAATTGTTATAGACACTATTATGTTTTTAGTTTATTATGAAGATTTATTTCATTGCTGCTGCTACTGCTGCTGCTACTGCTGTTTCTGTTTTTGCTCTTGCTTCTTCTGCTATTGATGCTATTATTCCTGCTATTGATGCTATTATTATTGCTAATACTGGTACTACTACTATTAACCATACCCACTTGCCCCCCCAATACTCAATAAATGATGGAATATATTTATCTATACCACGTTCTCTCGTTGCTGGTTGACCCATCATAACTAACAACACAAAAATTGGAAAAACATAACGAATAACCTGTCCATACCACGGTCCACTGTTAAATTCCTCTTTTCCATTTTGGAAATCACCATTACCAAGGTATAATTTAGTGGAAATATCAGCAACAATGAAAAATGAGATTAATATTTTATTATTCCATAATTTACGAACAATATAACGAGCCCACTGTTTTATGTTCGATTCTTCACAAACATCCCATTCAGGTAGTAAATAATTATCTCTAATGGTTTTACTCCATTTGGTAAGACCAATAAAATCGAACATGCTGGTAAAACCCTCATATTTCCCAGGAGGTATCCCTATCCCTTCAGGAACAAGAATCCATAATAATGCATAAATCCCCAATGGGATAGCAGCGAGTCCCGATAATACAATACTCATGCTTAACGTAAATAATTTAAATAGTGTTTTCGCAATAGCAGCGAAAAATCCATCCTTAAAATACGTCCCATCCCCCATTTGTTTAAATGTATCTAGACTAAATGCCCCTATGATAATAATACCGACAATTACAAAATAAGAAATTGGAATGATTGCGTAATATTTGACAATCCAGTCCCACCATTCTCCATTCCCATCTTTTCCTTTATTTCGTATTTCAGACACGCCATCTATTTTATTTGTAAAAGTCGCGCCATAGAAACACAAAAATAAAAACACAAAAATTAGAGGAAACGTGAGTTTGTTTATACCCGGTATTAACTTTAAATTGGGTATTAAATTTTGAGTAATTGCAACAATAACTTGTGCTGGAATAAATAGATACCTCAAGAATATACCGAAGTCAAACCGTGCAATATAGTTCATATATTTCAAAAATTCATTATGTTTTATATCCACGTATTCTGGGTCTCTAACCCAACCACCCAGTGTTTTTGTTAGAGAATCGAGTATATTTTCAGTTATAGCACTCCATTCACGTGGTATATTGTCGTCATTTTCTGGATTGACGTTATTATCACTCGTTTGTTCTATGTCTGGAAAATTTGACTTAATGCTTTCTTTAAAATTTAAATGATATAATTGTAGATATGTGATTAAGAAGACAATATAACTTAGAATCAGTGTAACACCGTGTGGATATTTTTCATTATTTTTCGCACCCTCCTTGAACTCTTCTTTATTATCATTTTTCGCACCCTCACTGAACTCTTCTTTATCATCATTTTTCGCACCCTCATTGAACTCTTCTTTATCATCACTCTCGTCTTTAATATCAGTTAAATGAGGTAATTTAGTAAATCCATTGCGTTTATTTTTTATATTTCTAAGTCGGTTTTTCAGTTCGTCCAGCATTTTTGTTTGTGCTTTATCCTTTTCGCCACGAGTTTTCAAACCCTCTTTTTTATCTTCCAATTCTTCTGTTCTATTTATACCTTTTACCTTTTTCTTCCATTTTGTATCCGTTGAGGACATACTATTGAGTTACTATATATTGATAATATAATATATAGTAAATGGCGAATACACTAAATCCCTATCTAGCATTCATCATTCCACATTGACCTGACACAAAAGAGAGTATGTTATAACGTTCTTCAAATACTGTTAAGTTATAATTATAATCAAATAGTCTCCAACTGGATTTATTTGTTCCAATAATATTGCCATCTCCGTCACAAATAGTTTTAAAATCACTCGCCTCACTAAAAGCGGGTGCGTGTGTAGTAATTTCAAGTTCAATTGATTTAAACTTACTCATATTAATGGCGCCTGATGGTTGATATTCAAATGGATCGGTATTCAGACAGAAATTATAGCAATATAATCCTCTCTTCGCTCCACCACTCGTTCTAGCATATTTTTCAATATAGTCATACACTCCAGCATCTAATATTTTCTCTCTATAAATAGTTTCTAGACCTCCAGCTAAATCAACTGGGAAAGTGTTAAATAGTAATTTGGAATCAATTGCTCTTTCACTCATAACAAAATTAGCCCTGCAAACTGGATTTATCTTCAGACCATATTTATTAATTAACAATAGATGATGAAGACCAATCGAAAAGGAACCCGGGGTTAGTTCTGTGGTGCCATTATCCCATATCACGCCTGATGATGGTATATTATGTAAAACTATTCCCAAACTTGTACCATTGAATGATCTGTAGAGCCCAATA